AAAAGATGAAGCCATAATTTTTTTCTCCTATAGTTTGTAATTTTACTTAAGGTCACAAGTTAAATCAACCCTACCCTAAGCAGCATCTTGCCATGTATTATTTACCCCTAAATCAACCTCTTGCCACGGTGTTATGTTTACATCATTAATAGACGTTGTTAAAGATTGACCTGTAGGAACCACTAAAGCATTACCTACAGCAGATTCTTCACCCATTGCAGTAGTTAAAGATAATCCTGAAACTCCTACTACTACTTGTGGAAGAGATGTAATAGATCCCAAAGACGATGCTAAAGACTGTCCCGTAACTGGTTCTGTTGTGGTTTGTGTTAAACTTGTAGTGCCTTGAGATGTAGTCAATGATGAACCTGTAACTGGTACATCTAAGAATAATCCTGCTGGTGCGTTACCAGCAGAGGTTGTTAATGACTGACCTGTTAATGTTTCAGTAGTAGTTTGTGTTAATGATGTAGAGCCGAGTGAGCTTGTTATTGTATGTTCAGCTACAGTAATAGATAAATCAGCATTAGCTGTAACGGAATAAACTCCAAACGTCATACCTAGAGCTTGACCTGTCACAGATACTGTCACATCAGTGAAAGAAGATTCACTACCAATTGATGATGTTAATGAAAGTCCAGTATTATTTTTAGCAGAGTAATTTACACCCCAAGCTAAATTTCCATACGTATCTCTACCCCAACCCTCACCAATTAAAAACGTATCATCTATAGTTACAGATCCAGAAGATGTTGAGGCTGCAATTCCTGTTACTGGAACACCAATATCTACCACTTCTGTACCGATAGAGGTTGTTAGAGATTGTCCTGTAACTGTTGTAGCAAAAGAAATACCAGCAACTTCTGTTCCTACTGATGAAGTTATTGATTGTCCTGTAACTGATACATTAGCATTAGCAGTAACAGTAGTTGATCCGATTGAGGTCGCTAAAGCCTGTCCTGTTACATTTTCAAAAGGTTGTAGTTGTCCCCAAGCATTTACGTTCCAAGCATCACCTCCCCATCCTACTTCAATTATTCCCTCTGCTGTTTCATTTCCTATAGCAGTTTGAAGTAAACCAGCAGTTGTTAAATTTACTATATCTCCTGTGCCAGGTATAACTGACCCTTGAGATATTGAAGATGATGCTCCTGTAACTGAAGTAGAGAATGAAGCAAAACCCGAGGCTGCTCCAACAGATGATGTTAAACTAATTCCTGATACTGTTACATTTGCGTCAGCGGTAGTAGTGGCTGTGCCGCTAGATGTTGTTAATGAAATGCCTGATCCACCAAAGTCATTAGAACCCCATGTGGATTGACCCCAATATTCGGAGCCTGGCGACTGTACTAAAACTGTAATATCAGCCACAAGGCTCCTCCTTTATAAATTATGCGATTCTTAAGATAGCTGCCGAAGTAGTGAATGCAGGAAACTGAATTGTAAAAGTTCCTGAAGTCGCTGTTTTGTCTCCACCAAAATCTAAAACTGCTACAGCATCAGTAGTGTTTGATCCACCTGCTGTAGTTGTGTTGTAGATAAGAGCTCCTCTTGCAGTCAGAGTAACACCAACAAAAGATAAATCTGCAAAGTCTGTTATAGCAGTATCAGTTGCCACTGACGTTCCTACGTTTACTAATGCTTTACCACCAGCTGTGTAACCAGATGGTGAAGTAACTTCATTTGTAGTTGCATATCCAACAGTTGATTTTCCTAAAGTTGCTGAGTTTGTAAACATCGCAAGTTTGTATGTGCTTCCGTTAGGTGCAGCTTGAAACTTGTGAGCACCTTCTAATAATTCTTTTTTGAAAGAATTACATATTGCGTTAGTTGTTATAGCCATATTTTCTCCTTATTAATAAGTTGTGTTAGGAGCAGGAGATGGTACTTTAATTCTTGGAACACCATCATCATACTCCGCACGTCTTCTTCTGCCCATTTGTTGTAGGGCAAAATTTTGTATTTCTTCATTATACTTTG